GGGCGTCAACCTGAACGCCGGCAAGATGGGCGTCGTGGCCAATGATGGGCGCGTTGACTGGCGGGAGGCGTGGGCGCTATTCCCCGGTGACGTAGCCTACTGCTGGCATGCCGGTCGGCATGCCAGCGAGGTGCAGGAGAGCCTAGCGTCAGTGGGCCTGACCGTAGTGGCGCAGGTGATCTGGAACAAGGACCGCTTTGCGCTTTCGCGGGGCGACTATCACTGGAAGCACGAGCCGTGCTGGTATGCGGTGAGGGAAGGGGCAAAGCATCACTGGGCAGGAGCCAGGGACCAGTCGACGGTATGGGACGTACCACGAGCGGACGATTCAGGGCACGGACACCCCACGCAGAAGCCCGTCGAGTGCATGGCGCGGCCCATCCGCAACCACGAGGGCGACGTGTACGACCCGTTCTTGGGCTCGGGCACGACCATGGTCGCCGCCGAGCAGTTGGGCCGCATTTGCTACGCGATGGAGATTGAGCCCAAGTACGTCGCCGTGGCGCTAGAGCGCATGGCAGCGATGGGCCTGGAGCCGAGACTGGCGGAGTAGCATGGCTAAAGAACGCGTGCCAACCGAGCGCATTATCGAGTGCCTGCGGGAGACCAATGGGTTAGTCTCGCTGGCGGCCAAACGCGTGCCGTGCTCTATCTCGACCATCAACGCGCGGCGCAAGCGCGTGAAGGCGGTTGAGGATGTGGTACGCGAGTGCCGCGACGAGCTGGTGGATTATGGCGAGCTGGCTTTGCGCAGAGCGGTCGTCGCGGGCGAGCCGTGGGCGGTGGCGCTGGTGCTCAAGACGCTGGGGCGCGGGCGCGGCTATGTCGAGCGCCAGGAGATGACGGGCGCGAAGGGCAGCTCGCTGGCGCCGGTGGTGGCGGTGCTGCCTGCGGTGGGCGCAGCGGCGCCTGCTGATGGAGACGACGATGGCGTGGACGCCGCATAGAGGCCCCCAGGAGCGGTTCCACGCCTCGGAGGCGTTCGAGCTCCTGTACGGTGGCGCCGCCGGGGGTGGCAAAAGCGATAGCCTGCTGATGGAGGCGCTGCGCTACGTCCACGTGCCCGGCTATGCCGCGATCATCCTGCGGCGGACGTTCCCGATGCTGGCGCAGGCGGGCGGGCTTATCCCGCGATCGCGGGAGCTACTCACCGGCGTGGGCGACTGGAACGAAGAGCGGAAAACGTGGCGGTTCCGCTCGGGCGCCACGCTGCAGTTCGGCCACATGGCGCACGAGAGTGACCGCTACAGCTACCAGGGCGCGTCGTTCGCTTTCATCGGGTTTGACGAGCTGACCCAGTTCACCGAGGAGCAGTACCGCTACCTTTTCAGCCGCGCGCGCACCACGGCGACGATGCCCGACGGCCGGGCGGTGCCGGTGCGGGTGCGGGCCACGTCCAACCCCGGTGGCGCTGGCCACCAGTGGGTGCGGGATCGCTGGGGTGCCTGGCTGGGTGACGAGGCCACGGCGAAAAGTGGCGACGTGCTCTATTTCAAGCCCTTGCACGACGTCGAAACCCAGACCACGGCCAGCGACCCCGACGGGCTGTCGCGGCAGTTCATCGCCGCCAGCGTGCGGGACAACCCCACGCTGCTGACCAACGACCCGGCGTACATCCAGAGGCTCGAATCGCTCCCGCTGATCGAGCGCGAGCGCCTGCTCGGGGGGAACTGGGCGATCTCGCCGCAGGGGAATGTTTTCCGGCGCGAGTGGCTGAGCCGCATCGTGGAGCGCGCCCCGGACGGGTTGCACTGGGTGCGGTACTGGGACCTGGCGGCCAGCGTGCGCACCAGCGCCGACTACACCGCCAGCGTGGCCATGGCGATGGGTGCGGATGGCACCGTCTACCTGCGCGACATGATCCGGGGACGCTGGGAGTGGCCCGATCAGAAAAAGATTCTCATGTCGACGATGCTGGCGGAGCCGGCAGTGGAGCACGGGATCGAGAAAGCGCTCCACGGGATCGCGGCGGTGCAGGACCTGCTGCGGGAGCGCGAGCTCGCCCGCGTGGCTTTTCGGGGCATCGACGTGGACCGGGACAAATACGCGCGCGCCCTGCCGCTCTCCCGGCGGGCGGAGGAGGGCAAAGTGGCCCTGGTCTCGGGGCCGTGGATCCCGGCGTTCATATCCGAGCTGTGCGTGTTCACAGGGAGCGACGATGCGGGGCATGACGACCAGGTGGACGCGGCCAGCGGGTGCCTGTCCATGCTCGCCGAGCCCACCGCGGTGCAGTACATCCCGAGCATCTGGAGGTAGTCATGACGATCATCGACACGCACCTGCTGCAGGCGAACGCGGCCGACGAGCTCGCCCGGCTGCAGCGGTACCGCGCCGCCTGGGAGGCGTACCACGGCGATTTCCCCGAGCCGCTGCGCCCCCGGGGCAGCGGGCCCCACGACGACAACGTCCTGGTCAACTACTGTCGGCTGATCGTGGACAAGGGCGTCTCCTTCCTGTTCGGGCAGCGCCCCGGTTTCGAGCTCGTGGAGGGCACGGTGACGCCCGAGGAGGACTGGTTGGGCCGCTGCTGGCAAGCCAACGGGGATCTGGCGGTGCTGCAGAAGCTGGCCACCAACGGCGCCGTGTGCGGGCACGCTTTCCTCAAGCTGGTGCCAGGCGGGCCCGGCGGGTTCCCGCGCCTGATCGTGCTGGACCCGGCGAACGTCCGTGTGGGTTTTGATCCCGCTGACATCGACTCCGTGACCTGGTACCGGATCGAGTACTCGGCGGTGGACCCGCGCACGGGGAAAATGACCGCCTACCGCCAGAGCATCGAGCGGGAGAGCGAGTACGCCTGGCAGATCGTGGACCAGGTATCGCGGAGCGCGGGGGGCTCCTGGGAGACGCTGAGCGCGGAGCGCTGGCCGTACGCCTGGCCTCCAGTGAGCGACTGCCAGAACCTCCCGATCCCGAATGAATTCTACGGGGTCAGCGACCTCCCCGACGACGTGCTGCGGCTCAATCGCAACATCAATTTCGTACTGAGCAACGTGACGAGAATCCTCCGGTTCCACGCCCACCCCAAGACGTGGGGAAAGGGCTTTTCCGTGGACCAGCTGAAAGTTGCCCCAGACGAGACGATCATTCTCAACAATCCTGAGGCTTTACTCCAGAATCTGGAGATGACCAGCGACCTGGGCTCGTCGCTGGGGCTGTTCGAGCAGCTGCGTGAGGCGCTCCACGAGGTGACGCGGGTGCCGGAGGTGGCCACGGGCAGGCTGAGGAACCTCGGGGCACTGAGCGGCCTCGCGCTCCAGATTCTGTATCAGCCGCTGGTGGAGAAAACCAAGACGAAGCGCGGCTCGTACGGCGCGCTCCTGGTCGAGCTGAACCGCAGACTGCTGGAGCTTGGGGGGTTTGGGCCATCGCACGTGGGGGTGCTCCGCTGGCCCGATCTGCTCCCCGGCGATCCGCTGGCGGTGCGACAGGCGGCGCTGATGGATCTGCAGATGGGCGCAAGCCAGGACACGATCCTGCAGATGCTCGGTTACGACGCCGACGCCGAGCGCGAAAAAAGGGCAGCAGAGGACCAGCGGGTTGGCGGGGCTTTGCTCCAGGCCTTTGATCGCGGTGAGGACACCGTGTGACGCAGGATATCGGGCGCACCAGTGAGATCCTCGAGGTCGTCGCCCGCCACCGGCGGGAGCTGCTGGCGCTGGAGCGCGACGCGGCCAGTGCGATGGTGCGCCGGTACGGCCAGACCTGGACGCGGATGCGGGGGATGATCGAGCGGATCATCACCGAGATCGCGGCGGACGGTGGCCCGAGCCCCGGCGAGGACCCGACCATGTGGCTGCTGGAGCACGAGGCGCGCCTGCGCACGCAGCAGCGCCTCCAGGATCTGCAGGGGCAGCTGGAGGCGGAGATCAGGCGCCTCCACGCCTACGCCGAGGCGAGCGTGCAGCGGAGCGAGAGCGAGGCGATCGCGGCGGCGCTGCGGCACACCACCGAGGCGGTGCGCACCTCGTCGGGGGCGTCGGTGGTGGTGGGCTGGAACCGCCTGCCCAGCGACGCGCTGCGCGATCTCATCGGGGCAACGCGCACGGGCACGCCCCTGCGAACGCTGCTCGAGGCGCTGGGCACCGAGACGGCCGAGACGATCTCCAGCGAGCTGATCGTGGGCATGGCGCTGAGCGAGAACCCGCGGGCGGTGGCGCGGCGACTACGGGAGGCCTTCGGGGACGATCTGTCGCGGGCCCTGCGGCTGTCGCGGACGGAGACGCTGCGGGCGTACCGCACCGCCACCAACCAGCAGTACAGGATCAACGACCAGCTGGTCGTCGGCTGGCGGTGGCTGTGCGCCAAGCAGGCGCGGACCTGCGCGGCCTGCTTGGCGCTGGACGGGCGCTGGTTCCCCAACGAGACGATCCAGCAGGACCACCCCAACGGTCGCTGCACCAGCGTGCCGAGCCTGCGGGGACTGGACGACCCTTCGCGCCCGGCGGACTGGCAGACGGGGGCGCAGTGGCTGGAACAGCAGGAGCCGGCGGTGCAGGACCGCGTGCTGGGCAAGCGCGCCGGGGACGCCTACCGCGCGGGGCAGATCACCCTGGGGCAACTGCAGGGCGAGGCGTACTCGCCGGTGTGGGGCTGGTCGCCACACCGGCGCAAACTGGGCGACGTGCTGGGCGGGGCGGGCTTACCACCGACACCAACCCCCACACCGACACCAGGGGCGGGGCCAGTGCCCAAGCCGCGGCGGAGAGCGGCGCCCAAGGCGGCGGCGCCTGGTCGGAGGGTAGACCGCCCGATTTTCAGGTGATGCAGGCCGGCGAGCAGATGGCCATGGTGGAGCGGGCGCTGACCGAAGCGGGCGTGCGCTC